GTATACAAACGAAAGCTTCTTGAATTTGCGAACTTGAAACCGGATGAAGTGAATACCATCATGGAGTATGAAGAGAAGAAGTCAGCGATGCTTGCAAACAGTATGTTGATGGGTGGTGGTATGCCACAACCGGGTATGTCAACAGCACAACAGCCTCAACCTGCACAGAAGCCCGTGCAACCGATGGTGTAAAAGTGTATAATATATCTATATGGGTGTAATGGATGATATCCTTCAACGCTACAACCTCAAGTATGAGGATCTCAATTCCGCAGAGCGTGATCAATTGCATCAATGGATGGAAGATCTCTCCAAGAATGAACTCACAATTGCTAAGGTACGAACGTATATTCAGAATATGCGAGATACCGTTGAGATAGAACTAAGCAAAGTAGACAATGGATCTAAACAGGATACCCTTCTCAAGGCACGACTCCGGAACTATTTACTCCTTGATGCGTTTCTTACATCACCGGAGAAAGCAAAAACAGCATTAGACAGAGCGCTCAAGGGATTCAAAGCAAAGTAAAATCTGATATAATATGTACATGGACGAATTTACCAAAAAGAAATTTGATTCAATACTTCAAAAAGGTGTATCTGCATTGGTATTGTCCGATCTTATCTTCTTACGTGCAAGACGTGACTATCTTACTCAAGAACAATTAGCCAAGTATGAGCCAAAATTTGCGCTCATTGATCAACAAAGGAAACAGATTGAAGCAGTCAAAGAGGAAGTCATTGTCACAGAGCCAAAACAAGAAGAGAAAATAGGGAAACTCTATTCTGATTTTTCCTATAAAGCATTACAGAAAAAAGGGATAGAGATGGGACTCAAGAAAGTCGTTGGTCTAAGTAGAGACGAACTGATCAAACAAATTGATGAGTGTTACGTATTATAAACCAAACCCGAAAGGACGGTTATTATGTCAAATCATATAAAGCCTACAACAGAAGAATTAGAAGCCGGTGCGATGGCAAAACTCGCAGAAGCCGAAGCTATGATCGCAGCAGAGGAAAAGAAAGAAGAGAAGCCAGTTGAAGAAGAGAAGAAAGAAGAAGTAGCTCCAAGTGAAGAGATCAAAGAAGAGAAGAAAGAAGAAAAACCCGCAGAGCCGGACTACAAAGCGAAATTCAAAGCATCTTCAAAAGAAGCATTAGTCCTTCATGCCAAAGCAGAACAGACAGAAAAAATGAACAAGGCTATTGAAGAAGTAGATGCAATCAAAGACATTCCGGAAGATGTTATTAAAACAGAATATCCGGAATGGGATGGAATGACAGACACAGAACGGCGTTTAGCAAAAGAATCATATATCAGTAACAAACGATGGGAAGCGGTCAAGGTGGCATCACAAGTCGGAAAAGACATCACAGTATGGAATGACAAGGTAGATGGCTTTATAGGCGATCCTAAGACTCTTGTTGACATTCCAGACCTTGAGGGACGAACAGATGACTTCAAGATCTTTGCTATGCAACCAACAAGACGAAATGTAGACTTTGATACGCTTGTTGCTGCATTTTTATATGATGTAACTAAAAGCAAGGTAGTAAAAAAAGGTAAAATGTTTGAGGAAGGTACAGGAGGAGACAATGAAAAACCAAAACCAAAAAGCGATAAAATCACTTCAGAACAAGCTAGAACGCTTCGTAAAGAGAATTATCCGAAGTATAAAGAGCTTCTTCTTGCGGGCAAGATAGAGACAATCAAAGAGTAACCCTCTTGACATAAAATAGTTTCTTTCTATATCGTTGTATATAGTAACTTCCAAACCCCTTTCATGGGACGGTTTACACAATATAAAAATTGGTAGAAAGGGGTCATAATATGGCATCCGCATATTCCACAACCGTTGCCGAAGGATTCTCGCAACGATTGATGAAAGAAATGTACGAAAAGAATCTTATTGATGCGTTAGTCAATCGTGACTACGAAGGTGAAATCAATGGCGTTGGATCAAAACTCAACATCTTGAACATCGCACGTATCTCAGAAAAAACATATGCTAATACAGCTATGTCAGCAGACTCTCTATATGAGAACAATGCTGTTCTTACCATAGATACTTACAAAAGCTTCTATTGGAAAGAGAAAACACTTGCACGATGGCTTTCTTACATCAAGAATCCTCATGCAACGATCATCCAACAGAAAGCAGATGAACGATCAAAGAACATGGATGAATACGTGTTAGGATCGTATGCAGACGTTGGAGCAGGTAACTGGGATGGAACATCCTACACAACCGGTACAGTAACAGTCGCAGATACAACCGGAGTCGTAACAGGTGCAGGAACAACCTTCACAGAATCAATGGAAGGTAAACCATTCAAAGCAGATGGTCATACAAAATGGTATAGAGTAAAGACGTATACAGCCGCCGATTCTATCATCATTGAAGATGACAGCGATGATAATACGAGTGCATATACCGGAGGAGCAATCGCCGGTAGCTCAACGTATGAAATCCAAGCAGATACCGTGCTTGCCGTTACTACGTCAAATCTTTTGACACGGGTAGCTGCATTACGATTGATGCTTGATTCAGCAGAACGATATGGCTTATCAGCCGTACCGGAATCTGATCGTTGGCTCGTAGTTCCGCCAGAATTCCAAGATCTCGTTGTTAGAGCAACCGGAGTCGCATTACACGTCCCTGATGTGTATAGCAACTTAGTCCAAAAGGGCTTTATCGGTATGCTGTTGGGATTCAAAATTTTCGTCAGCAATAGATTGACGGGAGACAATACAGATGGATGGAGAGTGCTTGCAGGACATCCAAATTGGATGACCTTTGCAGAAAAGCTCCTTGAAGCAGATATTGAAGAGGATCTCATTGGAGACTTCGGATCTGCGTACAAAGATCTGTTTGTATACGGAAAGAAAGTAACAGATGCTCGCAGACACTTTGCAGCAACTGGTTTCTGGAAATTCACATTATCATAAAGATAATAAAAGTATAAACTGATTGAGGGGGGAACTGATCACTCCCCCCAAAAATCAAAAACTAAAAAACTATGGCTACATTTGAAATAAAAGAAAATTTACCACAATCAACACAAGTAGAACTTGCGAGAATTGAAGCCATAGAATCTTCAAAACGATTAACAGCAGAGGCAACATTCCTCGTTGCTCTTGCTCCGTATAGAACAAACGCAATCAGACGATATGATTCATCCGGAGACTATATCCTAGAAGCAGAAGGAAACACGCTTCCAACAGGATATGAAGGATTCAAACAAGGTGCATTTTTCTATGACCTTGATAAAACCGGAATGAATATCTATATCAACACCGGAGATGAAGATGCAGCAATTTGGTCACAATTAGGTGGAGGCGCATCAGCTAGCCCATCATTGTCTATCAGCGCTACAGAGTCAGCAACGAAGTCGGCATCAGAGTCAGCAACGGTATCTACATCTGTATCAGCAACGAAGTCGGCATCACCATCTGTTACAGTTAGCTCAACAGTATCTACGTCTATTTCGGCATCACCAAGTACAACTGGATCGGTGTCATCAAGTGCTACACCATCAGTATCAGTCAGCGCTACACAGTCAGTTTCTGTTAGCGGAACAAAATCGGCATCTCCATCAGTATCAGAGAGTGCGACAAAGTCAGCTTCGCCATCAGCGTCAAGCTCACCAAGTCATAGCCGATCACCAAGTCCATCGTCATCTGTCTCGTTGTCACCTTCTGTTACAACAAGCTCAACGGTGTCAACTTCGGTATCAGCTACCAAAAGTGCATCACCAAGCGCAACAGAATCAGCGACAAAATCAGCGTCTCCAAGCGCTACGAAGTCTGCATCACCTTCGGCAACGAAGTCAGCTTCGCCAAGCTTGTCAGTATCGCCAAGCCGATCACTTTCAGCTTCGGAATCTCCATCACCAAGCTTCCCATTCTAACGAATTGGGAATTGTTTGGAGGAGTCTTTACGTGATATAATGTGAGTATGTTGAGTATTGTCATACCTTCACGTAATGAGCCGTATTTACAAAAGACAATACAGGATCTTCTTACTAAAGCTTCCGGTGAAATTCAGATTATTGCTGTCCTAGATGGCTATTGGGAGGATATCAAGAAGTACGTGCAAGACAAACGAGTCACGTATATTCACTTCACAAATTCCCGTGGTATGCGTAATGCTATCAATGCCGGTGTTGCTATCGCAAAAGGAGAGTATATCCTCAAATGTGATGCTCACTGTATGTTTGATCAAGGGTATGATGGCAAATTGATAGCAGATTGTCCGGAAAAAACGATTGTAGTGCCTCGTAGATGGGCGCTTGATCCGGAAAAGTGGGAAATTGAGCTAAAGAATCCAAAATACCCGATAGACTATATGTATCTCTCCAACGAGTATCATGGCGTTGCATGGGAAGAGAAGAACAAGGATGAGAATCTCAAGATCCATGTGATAGATGATCTCATGTCCTCGCAGGGATCATGTTGGTTTATGCGCAAAGACTATTTTTATGACCTAGAACTCATGGATGAGTCATTGTATGGATCATTTGCATCAGAATTTCAAGAACTAGGACTCAAAGCATGGCTTTCCGGAGGACGAGTGATAGTGAATAAGAAAACATGGTATTGTCATTGGCATAAGACAGAATCACGAGGGTATAGCTTGAGTCAGGCAGAAAGCAAAAAGGCATCCGATCACGTATTAAACTGGATGAAGGGTGGGTATAAGTGGCATAAACAGATCCACGACATAGATTGGCTCGTGGAACATTTTGCTCCCGTACCTACATGGAATGGAGCATAATATGGATAATCTTGTTCACATGAAAAGCAAATACGAACTTATCAAGAAATTCAATGAGCTAGGATACAAGAATGGTGCAGAGATCGGCGTATCTCAAGGACATCTATCAGAAGCGATGTTCAAAGCAATCCCCGGATTGCATCTATTTTGTGTAGACTCGTGGCTCTCCTATCCCGGTGTTAGGCGTTGGATGCCAAGTAACGAACGTGCAAATAATTATTTTGAAATAGCAAAAGCACGATTAGCTCCGTACAACGCTACAATCATACGCAAATTTAGTATGGATGCAGCAGGAGAAATTCCAAATGGATCACTAGACTTTGTATACATTGATGCAAATCACGCATTTGACTACGTGATGGAAGATCTTATCCATTGGTCACGGAAAGTGCGCAAAGGTGGTATCGTATCCGGTGATGATTACTTTCATTTCAAAGGTGCAGGAGTCATAGAAGCAGTAGATACATACACGAAAGCACATGGTATTACGTTCCAATTGACTGATCCGTATCCGGAGCAGATTCAAGATCGTGGAACGCAAGAACAACCTAGTTTTTGGTGGATGGTATGAACGATCTAACAATTATCTATTACTCAAGTAACCGTGAGAACATAGGTTTTGAGTCAAAAGTCCAAGCGGATCTTTTTGAAAAAGCCAACGGTACGCCTATCATCTCTGTTACACAAAAGCCGGTACGTTTTGGTACAAACATTTGTGTCGGAGACGTTGGATTATCAGACTATAATATATATCGTCAGATGCAGATAGGATGTATGGCAGCGAAAACAAAGTATGTCTGTACAGCAGAAGCAGATTGTTTCTATCCTCCAACAGGATACTTTGACTTCTCTCCTCCGGATGATTGGACTGCGGGACACTATTGCAATATGTACATCTTATGGAAAGGATCACATATCTTTCATCAGAAGGCATTTTCCTTGTGTGCATTGTATAGCAATCGGGAATTCTTACTCTCACGATTCAAACGCTGTCTTGATGACGTAGAATGGAGACCGAACTTCAAGCCTCCTCATCCATTGTTTCACAAGTGGAAGGATTGGACTCCATTCAAAGACTTCATACCAGTCATCAACTGCAAGACTGGGGATGGAATGAGGATAAAGACAGGCGTTGGAACAGAGGGAGTGCCACAACAGGAATTACCGTATTGGGGTTTTGCAACAGAAATGGAGAAACGAATATGGAAGATCTAAGCGTTGTCTATTACACGTGTAACTATCTTGAAGAGAAGAATCCATACTTTTTAGGGAATACCCGGAAGTATCTTGAGAAGGCAATAGAGGGCGCTCCTCTCATTGTTGTTTCACATAAGCCGGTCACATGGGACAGAATGACAGAGAATATCGTCATGGGTGACATTGGACGGTCTCACTTGAACATCTATAGGCAGATCCTTGCAGGAGCGAAGGCAGCAAAGACAAAATGGGTAGCGCTTGCAGAGGATGATATCCTCTACTCTAACTCGCACTTCAATTTCCAATTCTTTTGCAAGCCGGAATTCATGAATGGCAAATACTTCATCTATGATCAAAACAGAATCTCACTCTTCACATGGAGCAAGCCTCCGGTATTCTCTATGCGATTCAAGCGTGTAGTGGTCAACAGTCTTATTGCTCCACGGGATATGCTTGTTGAAGCACTTGAGGAACGATTCAGACGGTACGATGAGATACATGGGAAATGGAGAGAAGAGATGATCCTCAAGTTTTGGGGAGATCCGGGCAGATATGAAGGCAATCTTGGCGTAACAGTTAGACCAGTCTATGAATACTACGCATGGATTCCAAACATTGTATTCTCACATGAATTTGCATACGGGTATGAATTCAATCAGGGGAAGCGCAAGAAGCTTGGAGACTTGCGGATTGTAGAGTTAGCAGATTGGGGACGGGCAGAGGACGTATTAAAGCTTTGTATAAAACCATGAACTATTCATTTTTCTATGCAGCAGGTGGATCAGGATACATCCGTGGTAAACAGATGGCAGACTATCTTGGCGGGAAGCACAATCCAACAGAAGGCTATGAGAATGATATCTGTATCTATGTAAAGAAAACGCCTCCGGATGGCTATCCAAAGCATACCGTCATGGATGTAGATGATGCGCCACGGGCAGTAGAGTGGCTCAAGACGCATACCGATACCGGCGTGATAGCAATATCATTGACTGCAAAAGAATATCTTGAGAAGGTACTCAACAGAAAAGACATTGTATTCATCCCCCATCAACATATCAATTTTGATAGATATATCAATCCGGTGCGTGAAGTGAAGGTAGTCGGCATCATTGGCAGTATTACTTCCTTTCAGTATCCCATTGATGATCTCCGTGCAAAGCTTCTTGCTGTAGGACTAGAACTACGGTATGAGCCGGAGTATTGGAAAACATACAAGGATAATCCAAAGCAAGACATGAGACATAACATTATAGATTTTCACAAAGAGATGGATATACAGATCGTATGGAGACCGCATGGATTCTCCGCAGGACAAGATCCGCTTAGAAATCCTAACAAGCTTGGAAATGCAAGCTCATTTGGTATACCAACAGTATCGTATCCGGAAAAAAGTTATCTTCGTGAATGGGAAGGATGTTTCATCGCTGCAAACACCATTGATGACCTTGTAGGGCATTGTAGACTGTTGAAAGAAGATAGAATTTATTACGACTATTTCTCAAAGAAGGCGTTAGAACGCTCTGAA